CCACCGGCCCAATCTACAGTACCAGGCCAATTTACCGTTTGCGATCCACCGTTTGTCAGGAACAGTGTAAAACCGCAAAGCTCGTCAGAAGCAGTAGGATTGCTAAATGTAAAAGTATTGGCAGAAGTGTCTACTGTAGCTACAACATTGTTACCTAAAGTTAGATCAATATCTTGTGTACCTCCACCAGTACTACCAATAGCATTGGTGACTTCCCCATAATCTTTAAGATTAATAGCCGAAACCGTTTGGTCGGCACCTGTGACAGCACCTGCTAGAGTTTGCGCTGGGACAGCATTGACATTCTCAACCGCAAATGTTCCTAAACCGATTGATGTTCTAAGTGTAGCTCCAGATTCAGCAACTGGGTCAGTAGTACCGTCACCTACAATCATTTCACCATCAGCTAAGGCTGCCATAGCTGTAATAGCGCCAGTACCAGAACCTAATAAAACTCCACCATCAGTTAATGACGATGCACCAGTTCCACCGTTAGCTACGCTAAGATCAGTCCCCAAGGTTAATGCACCGTCGATTGCCGCCGCACCAGTACATTCCAAAGTAGCAATCTGTAAATCTGAAAGAGCATTTGTGACTACCGCTCCGCTTCCGGCCCCATCACAATAGATAATGGCATTTTTTCCATTTTGTATGGTGACAGATGCTCCTCCTCCACTTCCTTGTTTCATAAGTAATGAATACGGGCCGCTTGAGCCAGTATCAGTAGTAGCGTTTTCAATAATAAACCAAGCAGTAGTGGTATCTGGAGCAATGGTCACCGTACAGTTCTGGGCTAATGAACCTGTAAATTTGATGACCCGGAACATGCCATCCTGAAGATTTTCCGTTCCAGTTCCAGGAGAAGCCTCTCGAACCGTAAGGGTGGCTGTCGCTGCATCCGACAAGGCAACTGCCTTGTATGCGGCAATCCGATCCAAAATATCAAAGTTAAAATTAGTGGTATCACCCCAAGCGCCAGTTTGATCCCCAGCAGCCATCTCTTCGATACCAAAATTAGTAGTATATGATGAAGCCATATTATTATCCTACGCTGCTATTGGCACCCAGTTAGCGTCTTGTGTCGTGTCAATCACACTCCATACATTTGGCGTTGCTACAAGTCCTTGTGCCTCAACCCCTGTAACAACAAACGAAACCCCTTTTCCAATATCCCCAATTTCACCAACTGCTTCAACGCCAGTAACCCCAAAAATAAGCTCTGTGACTATAGATTCAGAACCTAAAGAACCGGCAGCTTCAACTCCTGTGGCAGAAACAGCCACCTCTGTAACTACCGCAACAGTGCCAATAGAACTGGCGATCTCAAGCCCTGTAACTTCCTCAGTTGTATCAACAACAATTGAAACAGAACCTAAAGCTCCCGCAGCTTGAACCCCAGTAACCACTAGTGGGGCTGGTTGGCTCCAAGGGCCACTACTCCAAGTTTCTCGGCTCCAACCGTATAACAGGGCCACTTCGTTACTCTTATGCTATGCGAATAATCGCGTTGTTGGCGTCATTCGCAGGATACTGGATCGTAAAATCCCCTGCACTCGATGATTTATCCCCACCAAAATCTAAAACACAAACACTAGGGTAGGCCGCATGATTTACAGACGCGCCCGTTCCCGCTGTATTCAGGGTGGAATTATATATTACCGCGCACCTTGCGCCTGTAATCGTGGAAGTACTCCAGGTAGTATCTGCAAAATCCAGAAAAGCCGTTGGAACAGAAGAACTGTTATCTGCAAGTCCCAAGGTAACACTACCAAGGGCAGCTCCTCCTGCTGAATAAGCAGTCCCGCTTACTTCATTCGTCGCCGTATAACCAGTTAGATCCTCATTGGCATCGGTTCTACTTGAAGTAAACATTGCAATTTTAAAGGTGTCCGCCGAAATACCAGAAGACCCTGTCCTAGTGTGATCCAGCCAAAAATGGATACCCACCGTAATCTCTTTCTTGTAAGTACCGCACATGGCCTGATTAATAGCCATTTCACAATCTCCTTATCATCTCGGCCATGTCTTCATGCCCTTGCTTCTGAAGTAAAGCCCAAATAGTGGTTCGTTCACTTTGCGCCATTTGCTTTAGGTAGTAGAGTATTACATCCCTAACCTTATTTCTATACGCGACCGCCTGATCCCGTATAGGAGGGGGGGCCTTTTCGTTGATAACCATAATCTTGTTCATAGCCATATCAGCCATTGTTTCCGGGCTATGACCACCATTATTTGAGGTAAATACTTTAACCGTCCCCAAATCTCCTTGACCGGTCGCTTGAAGCATCAGGCGAGTTCCCTCCTTACGCGGTCAAATCTATATTCTTCTTGAGTCTGCTGCGCTTCTCCTAGATTTTTAAGACCTTGGAGAGATTCCATATAGCGACTGTTATAAAGCGTTAACAAATCCTGCTCCCCCTTCATGAACGTGTATGCCTCAACTAAGCTACCGTACAAAAGAGCCAACTCTGCGTTGTCACCAAGCCAACTGGTTCCATCTGAAGTCTCTGTAATAGAAGTAGGACGGAAGAAATAATGCAACTCCATAGTCAAAGCATCATTTGGAGTAGGCGCTAATAAAAAAGTAGTGTCGTTCCAATCCCCATAATACAAAGGAACCCCCGTTGTGCCAGGATTCGGGGTGTAATCCTGTAAAAAAGTTACATGTTTGTATAAAAGAAACTCATTTTTAGAATCACTAATCACACTCAAAGAAAAAGGTGCTAAAAAGTCACTGGGTTTTGACAAAAACTTTTGCGAAGCAGTCGTAGTTCCTTGAGAATTTTGCCTAAAAACGTCTAATTGTACCTCTTTTAAGATGCGTTCTTCTGCATTCAAAATAAATCTTGTGAGATTATTAACAAAAGTAGTCTCAGTATTATCGGTATAATCCTGGATTGCGGTTTTAAGTGTTGCAAATGTATAAGCCATACTATGGACTCACTGTTACAGGGCCAGCGGAAGCAAAACCACCCCCACCTCGGACAGATCCACTTGTGGCAGTCCCGCTACTGGCGGTAAAGGTATAATTAGCATCATCGACTTTCGTAATAGAAAACCCGGCAGCAGTTTCAATCATACTGGCAGTGAAGCCATCAAAGGCCTCTGCACTACGAAATCGGACTGTATCCCCCGTGCTTCTACCGTGTCCTGGTTGGTATACATTGATAGTTGTCGATCCAGAATCCCCTGATCTGAACGGATTAAACTGAAGAAGAACTTCTACTGGCGGTTCCACCCTGTCTGGGCGACTTATGCGTAAGGCTTGAGCGTCTGGGAGAACCTTCGCCGGCGTAAGTTGAGGCTGCTTCGCCTCAAATTCGTCCTTTCCTACCAAAAACCCATTCCATTCAATGGCCATATCTCTAAGCCGATAGGCCCTACCAGACATATCTGAGATGCCCATCGCATATTTTTCACTTGCGTATCGAGACATATTATATCCTTAAAGATCTAGCCGTGGGGACAAGACGTAAAGGAACCCCATGATCTATATCCTGATTCGCTGCCCTTTGAAATTCTTCTTCATAAATAAGCTTCAACCCTTCTACTCGTTGAGGAGATCGTTTTAAAGCTATGTGATAAGATAATCCAGCTACCAAACAAGGTAAAAAGCGAAAAGGAATCTGGGCAGTATCAGTGGACGCATCCGCATCCTCAATTCGTTTAACACGATAATAAATAAGTTGGTCCGTCGAATTTTCAGGACTTGGCCAGAGCGTTACAGTAGGCGTGATTTGACGATTTACATAGAACTGCGTGGGCCGCGCCTGAGTAGTTTTCGTAGGGATATCCAAATAATTAGATCGTCCAATACGGTTTATGGACAAATCCTGGCTATCTCTACGAATTACAGCTTCTAGTACGTCCACGGTTGCTTGGACATCTGTCAATCCCGGATTAGCGGTAACAGTAGTAGTAGCCGCACTCGAGGATCCAGTAATGGTTTCCGCAGCCGTAAAATCACCGCTCGGAACCGTTAAGGTCATGGTAGTGGAAGAAGGGAGTGTGATAATAGAAGCGGTTACTGCACTAGTACCACCTGTTATCGTTTCCCCAACAGAGAAGCTGGTTGAAGACCCAACCGTCATGGTAATAACACCAATAGGATAGGTTGCTATGGAAGAGGAAGTCGATAACTGAGCTAAAGTCTGTGTGACTTGCTCAATCGTCCAGAGATTTAACCCCCGGTTCGCCCACTCTGCAAAAAGAAGATTTAGTGATCTTCGTGCAGTCTTGGCATCATACCCAGTTCGTAATTCGAGGCCGCACCTTTCAAAGGCTTCCTCTGTAATTTCGGCCATATCCAGGTTGAAATCAACCGATCCAGAAGTTGCCATTAAATATCTCCTAACCCCAAACCATCATGCGAAGTCCCACCACTAACTGTCCTATTATCAGAAATCCTATCGCCCATAAGCGCTTGCTCATAGTGTCCAGGGACTTTTGGACATGATAAATGTCATTTGTCTTAATAACATCTATCTTTTGAGAAAGAAGCTTGAGCTCACCTTTGATGGCGACAAGCTCAAGCTCATTCTTACGGGAAAGATCGTCCACGGTACTAGCTACTTCTTCTTAGCCGTTCCACCACGGGACCGTTTGACAGTACCACCCTTTTTACGCTTTACGGCACCGCCTTTTTTCAATTCCGGCTCTGGTGACTTTCCAATGTACTTTCTGAGTTTGACACGATCTGTCTGCCTAATTTTACTACCAAATTGAGCAAGAAGCTTTTTTATTACGTCCTCTTGGCTCTTCTCGCTGGGCTTGTAGTCATCCTTGGCACGCTTGGCACGTTTTCTATCGGCATCGGATATCGTTCTGCCAGATTCATCAGCCATCTTGGCACGCTTGGCACGTTTTCTATCGGCATCGGATATCGTTCTGCCAGATTCATCAGCCATCTTAGAACTCCTTAATACATTCTAGGACCACGGTGTAATCATCACCAGCGGCATGTCCAATAGTAGTAAATCTGATATCCCCAGTAGGACTTGTAGCACTATTTACTAGGCCCCCAAAGGAAGAGAAATCAAAACTACCTTGATAATCTGTTGGTAGCACTATTGCTAATACATCAGTACTAGCATCCCATAAAATGTTTAATTCAAGATTTGACGTACTAAAATGTACTTTATTAATACGAACTCCAGTGCAAGCCGTTCCATCTTGAAGAGTGGATAATCCAGAAACATCTATTGCCATAACCGCAGATTGACCAGTGTCAACGTGCGTGTACGAAAAAGATTTAACAAAGTTACGAGGACCATCCTCAATGACTTTTTCTACAAAGACATCAGCCATTTAAGTTACTCCCCTGGGTTAGTAACTAACACCACGGTCTTGTGCGACCATAATGTAGTCAATACTCATTGAC